CTCCCCCGCGCGCGTGAGCACCGCGAAAGAACCCGCATAGGGTGCGACCCCCAAACAAGAGTCGGAGTCCACCGAGGCCCCACGCTGCGCGTCTGTGGTTGCGCCATTCCAAACGAAGAAAAAGGCGCTCCCGTCTTGCCCGTAGGTACCATCATTGTTCCTTCTGGTGATAACGCCCATCTTCCCCTCATTGTACGCCATCCCCACCACCTCAAAATCAGAGGGTATGGTCAGAGTATTGCTGGCGGCGTAGCTGCTGGTTTTTTGCAGGATTTGGTTTCCGTTACTCACACAGATGGTGTTCCTGTTTTGGAACACCGCGAGCTTGTGGTTTTTCCCACTGGTCAATCCCGTAATCACCACAACGTACGCTTGGGAGGATCCTCCGGTCGCGGGTCGGCTCACCACCTGGTTGCTTGCGTCATCTACGACAACCCAATCGCCGCCGAACCACACCGCGTCACCGTCCAGGTTGAGAGTTGGGTTGTTGGAACCTGTATCACGGGAAAAAGAAAGCTGTGTATCGGATAGTGTGGCGCGCCAGGCGTTTTTGCCCGTTCCCAAGAATATGTCGGTGTCGTTTACCGCTGACGCCGCCAACACATCTCCGAAAGACGAGTCATCACTGTCGGCATAAACCCGCACGGTTCGTGGGGAAAGGGAAACAAACCCCGCCCTGTCCAGCGTAACCCCCACGGAGTACCAAATGTTTCCAAACTTTTCCGAATGGTTGGGCTGCTGCCATCTGTCTCGTGGGAGTAAGTACCTCATGGAAGAAAAAACGGGTAATAGCGCACCTGCCCGTCTACCACCGCGTAGTCAAAACCGTCCGGCTCTCCCAGTACATTCCACACAGAACCACCGCCCTCATTTACTGTGATGGTTTCCGAGCTTTTGGTTTTTGCGTCCTGCTGGCGTAACACATCAATTCTCTCCGAAAGAGCCGCGGCAATTTCCAGCGGCACGGTTGCGGGACTTTTCAGCATTCTTATCTCTTCGCGCAGTGCGCGCACCTCCTCTTTTAGTTTTTGTATCTCCTCGTTCATGATTTTGCTTGATTAGTTACGGATACGGTGTTTTTTGTTTGGTTTGCTATGGTCTGCGCCGCCACTGATCCGCTCGGTTGTGGGACGGCGGTGTTCCCCGTGACACTTGAAACCGTTGCGGAAGTGCCCCCGCCTCCGGAGGGCTGCGGGATCGCGGTATCCGCCGTAATCGCGGACACCGTAGCTGCTGCGTCTTGTTGAGGAGGGATTACCGCAATCCCCAAGTCCACCAACCCCGCGAGAGTTGTGTCCGCTTCATATTTTGTGATTGTTCCTTGGGTGCTTGCGACAGCGGATGCCACCGCTAACGAGCGATACGCGCCGTCTAGATTAGCTGCTGTGTCAAAATCTTCGGTCCAGGTAAGACTCAAGCCAGTATCCCGATAACCTGAAAACCCAACCCCTCCTGAGGAGTTATCGCAGCGGAACGCCATAAAAAGGAGCTGTGTGGTGGCTATGGTACCCACGGACACCGTGCCGGACGTGGCAAGGGTGTCCGAGGTGCTATCGGTTGTGCCGTGCCCGTCAAAGTATACTGCCGAGTTCCCCGCTCCCGTCACGCGGTACAAAATGCCTGCCATGGGGCGGCTCGTCCCCGAATTGGTAAATGTGAAATTAGAAGCCGCGACGTCGGAGGAGTCTGCAATTTTCGTGAATAAAGAAAGTCTGCCGAGGCCCCAGTTGTCGCTCTTCGCCCAGCCTGAGGGGGTGTTGTTCGCGTCAATAACCGACGCGATAATTGCAACCATCAAATCTCCAACCGCAAGCCCGCTCGGCTTGGTTATGGTGATACTGCTGCCATCCACCCAATTACCTATTGATTTTGACGCGATAGCTATCATGCGATGGTGATGTGCGCAATGCCCGCGGTATCAAACGTTACGCTGAGGGTTCCATTTACCGGCGTAAGGGTCCCCTCCGCGAAATCAATATACCAAAGCAGTATTGAAGTCGCCTCGGTGCCGGTATCCTTGTATACAATGATAGCGTTGGTGCCGCCGGAAATAGTCTCATTCGCAATACTAAGGTCGTTCGCGTCCATTTTTACCCTAGAATTCGCCACATCGCGTGCAACGGTCTTGCTGGTGAGTGTCTGGTCGGTGCTCCCGCTTGCGCGTTTCGCGCTTACATCGGAAAGATACTGGTCGTTTTGTGTATCGAGGGTATAGGAGGGGTCCACAAACATCGCCTTGATGGTGTCAGTCGTAAAGCTGATATTGCCATCCAGTATTTCCTCCAGCCCCTTATAAAAAAATGTTGCCATATTACCTATTGTCCTCTACCTCTGCTGATAAATTGTTTGGCGCGGCGCGGTTTTTGCGAGAGTAAATATCCCTCATGAGGCTTTTCAACTCTTCGCGCCTCTGTTCTGCCGGTCTGGCTTGCTTCAGCCCCTTAAGGGAGGCATAGCGGTATACGGGGTCCACCACATACCACTCGTGCAAACGCCCATCTATGCTCGGTTTCTTGTTGGTGTCGGTGTCGGTGAATTTGACGCTCTCGCGCGAAACAAAAACCTTCAAACCCTTGGTGTAGTTATAATTCGGGGTAGGATTGAGAAAAATCCCCACACCGCCGCCAATCAAGTCATACGAAGACGGAGTGCCGGTGTGGGACAGCCCATCAACGTACTCCGTGGCTTCCAGCGGGGTGTGCTGGTCTGTCTGTGTGAGATCGCGGAAGGTACCTGTTGCGTCTGCCGCCAACACGCGGTAAATGTCGAGTACCAATGCCCCCTCTTCGTCCGCGGTGAAGTGATAGTCTTTCTGGCCGCTCACCAAATCAAGCGTCAGTATCGGATACTTACTGTGGCTGTGGTCGTCGTACTGTATTAGTCCCTCGACATTGAGGATTATTTGCAGCGCGTTGTCGTCCGCGAGGTTCACCTCACTCGTCCACTCCTTCCTACGCTCGTCATTGTTGGTGATATAACCACGAGAAAACCCCAGCGCACGCTCGATGCGCTGGAGTATCCCGCTGTATCCTGTTGTGTCGCTAAAGACAAAAGACATTGATTTAGCCGATTAGCTCGCTCCGGAATTGGGGGCCGCCGCGCGGAGAGAATTCGCTCTCCTTGGAGGGGTCTTCCCCGATGAGTTCAAGATTCCGCAACAGTTTCTCTTTCTTTGCCTTCCACTTCTCTGGGTTGCTGTAGGCGTAGCCGTTGAGGATTGCCGCATAGCGCTCTTGCGCTTCGTTCTTCCATTTTCCCGATTTCGGTTTCACCACAAGAGGCAGTTCTTTGGGGCGAAACACCTCTGGGTCGCCCACCACTACGGCGCTCTCCTGAAGAGATTTCGCTTCTTCCTTGGTTGTCTTCTTTTTTTCCTTTTTGGTTGCTTTTACTTCTGCCATATTGTTTTAGTTTCCTCTTGGGGCGTGTGGTGGGCGCCGACGGGAACGCCCACCACACGCCCCAAGAGAGGCGTTGATAATTACGCTGCGGTGGTCACATTCGTCCAAGTGGTACCCCCGTCAGTATTCACATAGAGGCGCGTGCTGGTGCTCAAACCGTCCGTTCGGAGATATAACGACCCTTTTGCCGCCGAAATGGTCGGGGCGCCGGAGCCGAAGAAAATCCCGAAGTTCGCAGTTGAGGACACCAAGAGTCCTTTCCCCGCAGTGCCGCCAGCCGCGGGCGCGGTGTTGGCGGCCGCCACAACCTCCTCGTAGGACTTGATGGGTCCGGAGAAGGTGGGGTTGTATCCGTTGGATTGTGCCATATGATTAAATTAAGCGGGTAAATTATGCAAGAGTGATGTCCACCACAAGATTGGCTTTCGTTGCCCAGAGCTTGAAGCCGACAAGTCCTTGCACCAGCATCTCGAATCCAGTCTTTCCGGTAACCTTCTTCTCGTCATACTGGAGGCCGCGCGGGTTGGCAAAGATGGAAACACCTTTGACCCCAAACACGCGGTGGCCGCTGTTGGTGACGGTGCGCGATCCGATGGTTGCATCGACAAACGTGCCAGGGCGCACCACGTAGATATCCACACCCATCCACCGGCCCATAAAGCCGTTTTTAAGCGTGGAGTCCGCAAGGGAAAAGCCGTTTGTTGCGCCCGCGATGGCGAATCCAACAAGGTCGGTGTTCTCAACAACGAGAAAGAGGCCTTTGTAATCATCGTGGTATCCCTTCACCTTCGAGATGAGGTTGGCCATGATGGTGTTAATGTTCCCCGCGGAAGTGAAACCGCCGGTGGGGGTTGTGTATGCGCCCGTTGCGTCCTCAGTGAGAGCGTTGAGCACATACTTATCGATCCCCCACGCCACCGCATACATCATGTTGTCAATACGAGAGGCTTGGAGGTCAAAGTTTGCAAAGGCGTCTTCGTGCGAATAAATGTGCTCGGCATGGATTACCTCATCGGTCACCGTGAGCGCGTCATCGGTTACCGTCCATGCAGACACACTATAGGTTCCCGCGACAGCTTGGATTGTTGCGGTCGGCTGGCTGCCGTAGGGATTTTGAATTCTTTTAACGTCATCGCGCCGCACTTCACAGATTTTCTCCGTGACCATTGCGTTGCGGAGCACGATGTCGTACTGGCTGCGGAAGTATTTGTCTCGCTCGCCGTAGGTAGCCTGGGTATTCATGGGATAACGGTGTTAACCCCGCCGTCCAGTCGCTGTTAATCTGGTCTTCCTCCGCGCTTCGCCCAAAATAGTTCTTCCGCTTCTTTGGTGCCAGGTTCCGGCACCTTACCTTGTTGAAGGTCTTTGAGGAGTTCTTGGGGAGATGGTGTCTTCTTCTTGCCTCCCTTGGTGGTGGTATTTTGCGCTTCCTCCGCCTCACGGTTGGCTTGGCGTGTTTTGAGGATGCTTTCCACCATCGGGTCTTTTACCGCCTCCCGCAGTGAAACGCCAAGGATTTTTGCCGCCTTAACTACTTCATCCACGTCGTCTTCGTGCACTTTCGAGTATAGGAACGCGTAATCCTTCACGTCAAAGTCTTCCTTTTCTTGCTGTTTATCTTGCGGCGTATTTTGCGGTTCTTGTTTCTCTTCTTTGACCCACTTCCCCTCTTTGAATTCGTAACCCTCTTTTTTTAAAAAGCGGTTTAGCGCGTTGAGCTTCGCGCGGTACTTTTCTCCTTCCTCTTGTTTGTCGGAATTGTTTTCGGTGGTTTCTTCCTCCTGTCCACCCCCAGGGGTTTTGTTTTCTTCGTCCATAGTTGGCTTTTTACTGGGCGCCGCCCGTTTGGGTTAATTATAACAAACAATCCTACATCGCGCTATCTTTTTTATTCTCCTTTTCCTCGTCGTCCGCTTGGGCGGTGAGGTATATCCCGTTAAGCACATTCTCCACAGAAGACACAAAGATGTTCCTCGCCATCATCTCAATACCCAAGTCATCGTTGGGGTACATTTTGGGAGAATAGGTGATGTTAATCTCATCTTTTTGTGTGCCCGTGAGTGCGTCAATAGCGGTGCGTATGTAGTGAATGGCGCGCTCTTTATACTGCAGCGCTTGGGTGATGGTGTCGCGGCTCTGCCCCATGGTCATCTTCTCCGCGCCGAGCCACGCGTCCTGTATTTGTCCAATGGGGGCGTCCTTGCGTAAATAAGGGAGCATGCGGTAACTAACATATTCCAAGAGTTCTTTGTCCGCAAAGGCACTGTACACCATCTGCTTCTCCTCTTCCGTGGGGGAGAGGTTAAGCATTACCGCGCGCACCGCTTGCAGCAAGCGCTCGTTATCCTTGAAGTGTCTCCGGAACACGCGGCGTTCCTTCTGGTTGAGTGTTTCCATTTATATTTTGTGTGTTAACTGGCAATGCGGCGGGGATATTTTGATATTCTAGTGGCGACAAAGCACCCGCCAGCTCCAGTATCTTACCGACCAGATACTGCGCCCTCGGGCTTTGTTCAAAGCCGGGCGTAGCCGCCACTTTCAGTGCTGTGTTGAGTGTCGCCATCGCCTCCATAATATTCCTCTGCTCTCCAGTGATGTCGATTTCCAAGTTCCACTCCAAGTCCTTAAATTGCTCTTTCCATGTTTTACTGCCTACCTCGGAGGGTGCGAAAAACCTTTCTGCCCCGAGTTGGCTTAATCCTTCCCTCATGATGTCCTGCGCGGCACCCGCGAGTGCATCAACATCTTCTGGGGTAAGGGTTTCACCCGATACGATTGCCTCCATTACTTTTTTGTTCGCCTTTTTGGTTGCCGCTTTTTTCAAAAAAAGCGCGTCAATTTTCTGTATTTCGTTTTCCTCCAAAATACCCGCCACCTCTTTGGTGGTGTTTAGCTGTTTTTTGAAGTGGGGAAGAACAAACTCCCGCGCCAATTCCTCTAATTGAAGCCCTTTGTTTTCACGCATGATCTCGAAAAGAGAGTGTGACTCTCGTAGGATTGCTTCCGTTTGCCGCCATGCGGTTCCAGATTTGGGCGTTTCTCCCAGCATTGCCTCCGATACAGAGGTTATTTCCCTGCCCAAGGAGCGCCAGATGTTCATGTGGTTTTGCCACTGCGTCACCTCCACCTTGGCGGTGTTTACCAGTGTCAGCGGCTCATTGGGGGAGTGTACTAGGACGGTACCGTGCTTTAACGCACCGACATTCCTTCCCTTGAAACTCTTGTCGGAAGTTTGCAGCACAACCTTGCTCGCAAAATCTAAGATATCTTTGATGGATTTTTGTGAGTGATTCACCATCCACTGCGCGTCAAAAAGGTCTTCTATCGCACCCACCGCCAAAGTGCGCCCATCCTCCTCGATGAGGTGGGTGATGAGGTAGGGAGAACGCAGTTTTTCCCCACTGAAAAGAACCGCCTCTTCGTCTTCCCCCTTTACCACCACGTGTATTTGTTGGGTAAACTTGGTGGGGTCGCCCTCTTTATCGAGATACGATTCGGGGAATACCCCATGCACCTCGTATGCCGTGATGTATTCGCTCTTTTGCTCTTTTCTCTTACCCCCCGTGGTTCGCGGCTGCTTCATTTGTACCGCTTTTTCCACCGCTTCAGCGTCGTAGTTATGCGTCTGTACGCGCTCCCGTAGTTGTGCCTCGGTGAGTTCGATAATCTCCACAACGGGGGCGGAGTAAAAATCTATAGGGTCAAAGATTATTTTTTGGAAGGGGATTACATTCATGTGGAGCTTCCCGTCTTTCTCTGTGATTTTAATGATTGCGCTGCCGTATTTAGCCAACGTCCGGCCCCACTGGTTGAGAAACCGACCAAAATTCTCGCGCCGCATCCAGTCTCGCAGCAAGACGGTCGCTATAAAGGAGTCAATCCAATCTTTCCGTTTGTTCGCGCGCAGTTTTATGTCCTTACGGTCGATGTCGGTGGCGCGGTACCACGCATTCACCGCCGCCTTAACGATATTGAAAAACGGTTTCAGGCGACCGGCTGAGTCTTTCTCGCCTGAGATATGTTTGGAAAAATAATAGGCGTCAATCCTGCTGATCGTGTCGTATGCATTGTGGGAGACATACTCTGAGATTTGCACCGTCCCGCGGTAAAACTCGTTTTCCAGTTTCGTAATTTCTTCTTGCATCATAGGGTTTCGTCAATAACCTCGCTCTCTCGCCACACCTCGTCTTGGTTAATGCTGGTGTTCGGCTCCGCCTCCTTCAGGAGTTCAAAATATGCGCGCATGAGCACCGTATCGCCTGCGTCGGGAGAATGCCCCAGCTCCGCCTTTACCTCTTCCTTCGGCACCAATTGGCGCGTCTCCGCGTCTACGTGTTTCGCGCGCAAAAGCGCCGCCAGTTCCTCCATAATTATATCATGGTACTCGTGGTGCGTCACCGCCATTCTGCGCTCGTTGATTATTTCCGCAATCTTCCAGCCGCACTGTGCCTTTAAGTTGCTGTAGACGCTTCTGTGAGTGAGGTGCGCCGGTGTTCTCTTGATGCGGTCTTCTATTTGCCGCGCGGTGGGGATAGGCACCGAATTGGCGGTGAAACCTTTAACACCAGGGAGGTGGTCCACTACCCCTCCGCCGATGCCGTCTTCATCAACGAGAATGTGTGAATACGGTATCCTCCTCTCTGCCGCAAGGTCTTTGATTTTTTGTTCAGTGGTGCGGGTGTTTTGCTTCTCGAATTGCATGACCTCATAAAGTTCAAGCCCGCGCCAAAAACTGAAAACTGTGGTGTCCTTCCCCAAACGGGCAACATCCACAATAAGGTACTTATCCGTGCTCTCCTCGGCGGTGTTGGTTCGCAGGTCTTCCAGCGCGTCCGCGCTCACCAGTGCGTTTTCGCTTTCATCATAGTCCCACCGCCCCAACCACAGGCGCTGCCGTCTCACCTTATTTTTCTCCGAAGAAAGAGTGCGAAGGTAGTCTTTGGGGAGATAGGGATTATCAGTTGGGAGAGATTGTATAAAAACCCTGTCGGGAGCAAGCACCCCTCTCTCGTGGGGGTCTATAAACTCGCGCTTCATCCACCCACGTTTAGGGTTACACGTTATGAGAAGCTTTTTCTTGAGGTTGTAGGTATTGTTTTTCCACCGACCTATGGTAAGCCATAGGTTAGCCTTCGCCGCTTCCGGTATCTCGCCGCCTTCCTCAATCCATCCGCGCGTCATTTGCATAGAGCCAAAACGCTCGAAAAAGGGGTCGCTCGGCTCATCTTTGCACGCAATAAGGTAAACGCGGGAACCGTTATACAGCTCAAAAAAGTTCTCTTGCCTGTTTTCGTTTGCGTATTTATCGAAAGCGATGCCCCAGTTGCCAAAAACCTCTTTGATTGTCGGCACGGTGTGTAGCCGCAAATCGATAAGCCGCTTGCGCGCAATGAAATAGTGGGTATTGGGGTAGATTAGCGCGTCTCCGAAGATAAGAGAAGCCCCAAGGTATGATTTCCCGCCGCCTTTTGCCCCTCCGTAGAGTATTTGCTCCGTTGTGTTGTCAATCCAGTGTTTTGCCGCGAGTTTTTGTTTTGGGTTTCTGGTTCGGAAGACTAAATCCATAGTGCTGTTTTTCTTCTATAATTTCGTCCCATTCTTCAACCGCAATTACATCCCCAGCCACGCCTTCTATTGATTTTCGGATGTTCGGCGCTTTAATTATGGTTTTCACCAGAAATTTCTTCATCATCGTCAATAACCCGCATGCCTGTTATGGTGTGCGTTGCGTCTACCACATGCTCCTCGCGTGTACTAAACTCCTCTTTCCTCTTCCTGCGAAGGAAATCCATAGCGTTTTGGTAGCTCTCTTCTATCCTGTCATATACTGTTTTTCTCGCTTTAATAACCGGCTTGTCGCGCAGGCGCTCTAGTTCTTCCGCTAATTCTTCGTTTTCTTGCAGATAGTCATAAAGTGTGGTCTTACCCACGCCAGCATGGAGAGCCATTTCTGTGACCGAACACCCCCATGCCGCCGCTGTCCTTAATTTCGGAATTATTGTTCGCCAGTTTACTGGCTTTCTACCCCTTTTCAATTTGGGGCCGCGACGCTTTGGTTTTGTGTATTTTTTTTTACGTGCGGTCATATATTTTTTCCAACAATGCCGAGTTGCGGTCTAGTGCAGAGGTACTTTTGTGCAATTGCTCCATAATGGTGTTGCGCACATCTTTCTCAACCTCGCGCAAATAGTCTTCCCGCTCCTTCATTGCTTTGTGGTGGCTCTCGCTTTGCTCTTGCAGTCTTAAAATGAAGAGCCGTGTCACGTATGCCAATGCCGCCACGGAAGCAACCCCTACGGATATGTTCGGGAGGGCGTTCAGGATCGCACTTTCCATAGCAGAATTATATCACAACCCTATACTCTGCACGTCCTCAACGCACCGCACCACCCAGTATTCCCCGCCCGCTTCTTTGCATCTTTTTTCAAAATCCTTCTGCGCCGCGCTCTGCCTGCCCTTACGAGTCTTCACCTCCAAGCCGATAAACCACCCGTCTTTTATCACGATAATATCGGGGACGCCTGCCAAGGCGTATTTGGGCATCGCTCTAAATCTTTGCCTTGTGGGGTCAAAAATGGGGGTGGTGTTGGTGCGCCAAAAAAAGTGCTTCTTAGCGGCGAGGTAATCGCATATCACCCGTTGTATGTCAGTTTCTTTCATATCCAATCAATAACGGTGTCCCCACGGTATCCCTTCTCCCAAACAAACCAAGCATAACATGCTGCGCTGCCATTTCTGGTTTTTTCCTTGAATTCGCCATTCATCGCGCAGATTTGCCTCGCAGAAAAAACAAAAACATACTTGGGCGGATGCTCCTCAAAGAGGTGTCGTCTTTGTTTCCCCTCTAAAAAAAGCAACTTCAAAAATAAAACCACCTTTCTCCCTTTGTCCACGCACTGAAGGGAGCGATAAACCCATTCTGTTGCATAGCGAAAAGGCGGGTTGGTTATTATGTCTGCGCCCGCCATTGGTCTACCGTTGTTCAAAAAGTCCAGTATTTCTACAGGAACACTCCTTTGGATAATATCCGAAGAGCGCACAGAAAATCCGTGGTTTTCAAGCTCATTCGATAAATGGCACTCACCGCACGCGTTTTCCCAGAGTCTTTTAGAAAGCGATTCGCCCCGCTTTTTTAGCGCAAGCAGCAGGGGCGGAATGGTGCTGGGGTGGGTTGCGTAGTAGTCATGCAGCTCTCTTTCGCTATCAGCATGAGCACCACCTGCGCCGAGTGTTTTGAACAAACTATTTTTAGTGCCCGTCCAGTCTTTCATTGGTACAATTCACGCCAGTTTCATTAAAAATTCTTTCTCTTGCAATATCAAGGTATTTCTGATTCACATCTATCCCCACGCAGTCGCACCCGTTGATTAAAGCGGCAATTGCGGTAGTGCCCGACCCAATAAAGGGGTCCAACACAATGCCCCCATTCGGGCACCCCGCCCTTATTGGTATTACAGCCAAGTCAAGGGGGAAGGGTGCGAAGTGTGCGCCTTTATATGGTTTTGTGGGTATTGTCCACACGCAACGTTTGTTCCTCCCTCTGGGGTTGTAAAATTCGCGCCTATCCCTCC